CAGTTCAGATATTTCATCTTTTACTGCATCCCAATCTCCTTTCATAACATCGTCATGTTGATCACGAACTAAGTTATAAAGAAGATCTAATTCTTCGGAAGTAAATTTATTCATACTGCACACTCCTGGCATACAGAAACACTTACTCTCATTTGATGTATTACAAAGGCTCCTTTGTCTCTATCAAAAGAGTCTGTCATTCCATCTTTCTTTGATCCTAGAGTTATAGATCTTTGCCCATAACTTTCACCTTTGAAAATCTTTTTCTTGCATGTATGGCAAGAACGTTCTTTTCTAGTCTTTTTTAGTTTCATTTGGGTGTAACGGAATGGATACCGCCCCTGAATGTTTACTCCACTACTGTAGCACAAATATTAGCTTTGGGTATATTCGGCAAGCCTTGGAAACATTTTTATATCTTTTGATGTGATTATTGAAACATCCATACCCATCTCAATCGCGGAAGTTGTATCTGTTTCCATTAAATCTTCTTCACCATATCCATAGTCAACAACATCTACACCGTTTGCAATTCCATCTTCTCCGAACGAGGTGTAACGAACACAAGCAAGAGATTCTGTGTGTCGCATTTGATAAATAGCTAGGCGAACAGGAAATTCAAACATTTTTAGCCTCCCCAGAAACTTTTTGCATTTTCCCTATGTCTGTGTGTGGAGCTGTCAAAACTCTCTTCCGTTCCAGCAGAAGCGTTCTTATTGACAATCGGTGTTTTGTCAAAACTATTTTTGTCAAAAGTATTTGCTTCTTTTTTATCCGAGTCAGGACTTTTGACAAAAGGGACTTTTGACAATTCGGTTTTGTCAATAAGATCCGTTCCAGCAGAAGAAGAGTGAGTTAATACACTACTATTATCGGGCGTTAAGGAAACTGCCCTTTTTCTAAAGGTTTTTAGGTTCGTACCAAGAGCAATATAAAAAGTAGGTGGACGACCCTTAAAAGATATATTTTCTGGTGCGTCACACTTACCAATCAACTTCTGAGCAATCAACTTCGAGAGGCTATATCTGATGGCACGTTTTCTATGCAAACCTCCAACCTTTTCGTGATCAGTCAATAATTCAGCAGACCAAGGAACTCTCTCCTCCCTCATCAACTGAAGAATATCCAGCATGTGCTGATTAGGAGTGTTGTCTTTCTGAGTATCCTTCCCTTCTGGAACGGGACCAATGATATATGTGTAATCAGGAAGCAAGCTAAACAACATTCTTTGTCCTTCCCTGTCATCCCTTGATTTTTCTACAGTTACAAGTCTGCTGTTAAAAGGAGCTGCCATCTCAGCCAAATCTTTTTTACTCACCTTCTGCATATTCCATGTTTCATCTACAGCAGCTTTAATTGCAGATGTTCCTCTAAAACCACCATTCCTGTTGTTGTGGTGAATCACAATAATTGAACAAGCACCAAAGTCTTGACCATTTCTTCTAGCCAATCTTTTTAAAGGAAGTGCATACTCTCTCCTGTTCTCTTCATAAGGATTGGAGTCATTACAACCATCAAGACTATCAATAACAATCAAGTCGTATCTTCCCTTCTTCCCTGGACCGCCCCCTTGAATCTTGCAAAACTTTCTATACCAAGCCATATCCCACTCACCAATAACATCAACACCTCTATCAACACCAATCAAATTAAACTGCCTCCTCGTAATCCTTTCACTCTGATCTCCATTAAGCCAAAGACATTTCCCCTTAGATATATCCACCATGCCTCCATGCACATTGAAATCTCTTCCCTTACTGATGTGCTTACAAAGTGTCTGACACATAGCAGATTTACCAGTACCACCATCCGCATGAATCAAAAGTAACCAAGGCTTAGGTAACAACCCAGGAATTAAATATTCAAAAGCTGTGTCATCCAAATCCCCCACATCTTTAGGTTTTCCCCCTTCATTCCGCTTGTAGGACAAATGTGCATCAATCAACCTATCAATCGCTACAGCTCCCTCCCTGGCCCGTCCAGCTTCCATAGCGAGCACAGTTTTAGCCTGATCAAGTAGAGCAGGATCTTCTATCTCCTCCTCAAGATCTAATCCCCTAGCAATTAATTCTTCACCACCGATATAATCCTGCCTGTATTTAACTGGTGCAGCTTCAATCTCATCAACTAAAGCCGATATATCATCCCTCTGAAATCTTGTTCTATTTGGATCGACCTCATCAGCCAAGCCAATCAAACTTCCAAAACCAAGACCTCCACTTCTCCACCTTCTATTCCATTTCTGTTCACAAGGATTTCCAACAGACCAACAATGTGAATACTCAGGATCTTTTCTAGACCAGTCTTCCCAAATCTTTAAACCTTCCTCCCCAGGAAGCTCCGAATTAATCATCGCTCCGATCTGCCACCAATACTCTTCCGAGTAAGCACCCTTATGAGGAATCACACTCAAGCAATTCTCAGCAATAATGACCTTCTCTTCCTTGGTTCGTTTAGACCACCGAGTATCTTTTAGTCTTTTCTTTGGCCTGTCCTCATTCTCTTTTCTGTATTGCTCTTTCATCCTCTCCAACAACCAAGTTGGAGCAACAGGAATATTATTTAAGTCTCCCTCAAATTTATATATCCCTTCAGGAGTTTTAGTTGGTTCGTGTCCACCATAAGCACCAAATAAAACACCTTGCCTTCCCCATAAAACTTCAAAGCCTTCTTTATCAGCAGCTACATGTGAAATCCCTTTAACAATTAAGCGATCCTCTTCAGGAATAATAAAAAGATATTTTGCAGCGTTCTTTTTATTAGAAGTAATCGTTGGAGCGTTTTCTAAATCCTTGCCCCATTTTTTCTTAATTGCACCAAGGTTGTAATCAACATCGAAGATAGTTAGACCACCACTTGCAACACCTGTAAATACTCCAAAAGCTTTGAAATTTTCTGGTTCTCTTTCAATTAATAAGGCAGATCTTGAAGGAGACCAATGTGCACCTGGTCTTATAGCTTCTCCATAAGGTGACTTACCCTTCGCTACCTTCCCATCCTTCATAGTCACGCCCTTTGCATATATCGGGCACGTAGACCAATCAGACGGACAATTAGAGACGAATTCTAGTAGTTGTTGATGCTTACTCATGTGATACAATTCCTTTGTAATGACTTAACTTTTAACCCCATCGGCCCTGTTAGCCCTTGGGGTTTTTTCATTGTAGCTGATTGACAGGTATCTGTCACACTACTACAATAGAGGGGCACTTAGGGCAATGCCCACTTAGCAAACATGCCACTTTTATCAAAAAGAGCACAAGAAGAAGGCAAAAAGTCTTCTTCATCTGGAGTTGACCGTTACCTTAACCCAGGAAAACTGGAGGACGGATCATCGGTTCGTTTCTCTTTACTTGAAGAAAATGCACTGGACTTCTATGAAGTTTGGGGATCATTAACTGAAGACTCAAGTAAGTCACGCCCTTACAGGTTCACAGATGATCCAACACCTGAAGATATTGAAGAAGCAATGGCTGGTGAAGCCACACGCAGACTCAACTTTGACGGTACTGCACCTGATCCTGCAAAACTAGCCTTAGCTATTCCCGTATATAACTACGACGCTGAAGCAGTCCAAGTATTGCAATTCAGCCAGAAAACTCTCATCACTCAGTTAGATCAAATCAGCCAAATGGATGATTACAAAGATGATCTACTTGAATGGGATTTTGTCCTTGCAAGAGAAGGAGTAAAGAAAAACACTACCTACTCTTTACGCACTGCCCCTAAAAAGAAAGGTGCTCAAAAGGATAAAGAAGCTGCTTGGTCCGAGGTCCAAGAAGCAGGGTTTGACATCAGTCGCCTAATTGACGGAGGCGATCCGTTCTCAGAGAAAGAGAACTAAATACATAAGGGGCCATTCATCGGCCTCTTTTTTATTGCAATATTGTTGTATCTGTACACAAATCTTTTACAACAAATTTGTACTTACTTTTGTACATTTCTGTATGTTTTTGCACGTATTTGTATGTATTTGTATGTTTTTGCTTGTCTCAAATAGTATCAACTGTGCTCATCAAAAGTCTTTGATATGACTAATGTTGTTTTTATACTACATTTATGTTTATCATTCATACACGAATAAAAATTTACTATTTATGGATGAATCTAATTTTTCTTATGTTCACATTGAAAGAAACTTACCTTTAATAGGTAAGTGGGTTAAGAATGAATATGTTGAACAGTTTGGTACGGAACCACCAAAGCTACCTCACAAGATAAGCACTAATAACGGACCAATTAATACGGGTGTTTATTATTATCCATCCCCTTGGCTAAAAGCTCTCTTTAAGGTACACTAATTATGGGAACGTGTATTTTAATGCCTACTAATGTCGGTGTAGACACCCAAAACGCATTAGCAGGACTGGGTAAATGGCAATTGGAACGTGATGATTCCAATACTGAATACCCCCACCGTGTATATAGAGATAACAAGGACAACGTATATATCTCAGTTACCCATATCCTTGGACAAACAGCTCCCCAAGAACAAAAAGATGCCCTGGAACGTTGGCTTAACCGCCCTAACAGTTATGAAGAACGTGATATGGCCGCCAAGCGTGGAACGTTCGCTCATGCACACGCCGAATATATCCTCAAAACCACAGCGAAACTTGCAAGGCAAACAGCAAACAGCCGAGGAGTTTGGACCACTGGAGGCGATTGCCTGGAACGTGCACCATCAAAGATTACGGCATGGGCAATGCAAAAGGCCATCCGCAATGCACCAAAAGTCAACTTCTCCGCTAGTGGCTACGCCAGAGGTCTACGGACTTTTATAGAAGCAAACGTTACGGCCATTCATGCCGTGGAATTTTCCATTCATTACACCCCAAAATATTCCACCCAAGGATTTGCTGGAACGTGTGACTGCATGGTGGACATTCAAGGTGAAGGCCCATATATCGTGGACTGGAAAACCTCCCGCAATAAAAGGAGCGAAGAAATGTACGCTCAATTTAAGGATCAATGTGGAGCGTACGCACTCGGTCTCACCAGTCTCACGGGCATCCAACCTAAAGGAGCTGCAATTGTTGTGGCCCGCAGATCAGGTGAACCCGAAGTAAAAATAATGAACAATATTGATTTGTTAGCAGCTAAGGAGAGATACCTGGATCGTTTCAGGCAATACTTGGCGGCACTAAACCGAGAGAATTAAATCGAAATTCCATACTATAAAGAGCCAAAGTTTTAGTACCAAAAGGGCCATTCATACGGGAGATTTGCCATTCATAGCCCCTGGCTCGTATCAATCCTTGGATTTCCTCCATTTCCCACGGTGAAGTTTCAAGCTCCCAATAAAATCCTGGCTCGAATTTTGTATGAAAATTTTCGGGCTTGGTCATATCGACGCAAGCCCGTGAATCGGAATAATAAATTTGAACTGTTTTCATCTGTGGAGCGTGTTCCTTTGTGAAGGGGAAAGAGACGGATGACCCGCCTCTGACCAATATTCTTCTGCAATTTTTTCTTCTCTGTGTTGTTCCTCTAGTTCTTCTGCCGTTGGTTCTGGATAATCTTCATATATATCGAGATAATCCTGTTCGGTTGGATCGTTCATTTTAATAAGCCTCTAGTAGATTTTCGTTAGAGAGATATATGTTTATCTCTCCAAATTTTTTACAAAGTTCTGTAAGTCTGGTTGCTATTGGTTCGGACCAATCCCCATCCCAAAAACCTGAGCCATGACCATTTCTAGTAAGGATAAAATCATGGGCTGCATAATCCCAATAGTCACCCTCCGATAAATCGATATATGTGATTCTGTGTTTTTCTGGATCGAAACCTAGTTCAATAGCTTGAGCCTGGAAGTTTTCCCAATCGGTTAAGATTCTTTGTTCAAGTTCTTTTGATGGTTCAAAGTTTAAACAGTCTTCATGGATTACCCCATTTTCTAAGTCAAGACAAGTTGACCATTGGAGCGTTTGCAGTGCGGATTGATAAGACATTTTTAAAAACTCCTTAGTTGTTTTTTGGTGGTTGCAAATTGGGCTGCAAGTTGGCAGGCTTCCAGATGTTTGTTTTGATCTTGATAGATTGGAATTGCTTTTCTGAAAGCTTCAAAAATTAATTCATTGTCGCAGCCGTTTTTTGAAAGCTTTCTAATACTTCTGATGTCATCCCAATCTGTTGTTGGCTCGTTTTCAACTTCTGTCCAATCTCTATAGGCTGAAGCTTTAGAACGACCTGAGGAAATAACTATTTCTAGTATTTCCTCTTTTGATAGTCTTTTTTGATCATCTAGAAGTGTCTTTGTTAGTTCACTTCTAATAAATGAAAGAGAGTCTTCTTTATTCATTTTTTGAATCTCCTAGCTTGTTTAAAATTTGCTGGAGCGTTTCAAAAATGATCTTGTTGTTGTTTTCTTGAGTTTTGAAAGAATCCATAAAAAGCTCATTCAGTCTTTTTTGTTCTTTCATAAATGAGATATTAGCGGTCTCACTTTGTAGAGCCGTTTCACTCATTTCTAAAATTCTTTGATACAGGCTGATTGAATCTGTATCTAATACTTG